AGCCAAGGTCTTGGTCAAGCGGTACGGCATGAAGGGGTTAATCATTGATCCATACAATGAGATCACCCACACCCATCGGAAAGAAGGTATATCCGAGACGGAGTACATCTCAGATTTCTTGGCTAGAGTGCGTGGTTTTGCGCGTCAGTTCGACGTGCACATCTGGTTGGTGGCCCACCCTACCAAACTGCAGAAAGGATTGGATGGAAAATACCCTGTACCTACAGGCTATGACGTTGCTGGATCGGCTCACTTCTTTAACAAGGCAGACAACATCATTGCTGTTCATAGGGACAAGGGCGATCCGTATGCTTATTCTGAGGTGCATGTCCAGAAGATTCGATCCAGGTGGCTTGGTCAACTTGGTATGACGAAGCTGGAGTGGGACAAGGACTCAGGTCAGTTCAGGATCCCAGAATCTACGGGTGTGTATATCAGATGATCATCTATAACAGGATCGCGTGTCGCATCTGTAATGAGCTGATTGAGAGTAAACACCGCCATGACTTTGTGTGGTGCAAGTGTGAATCGGTTGCAGTAGACGGAGGCAAGGACTACCTCAGGCGGTGCGGTGATCCTGCTAATTGGACTGAGATGAGTGAGGTGAAAGATGACAAAGAAGAAGGATGATCTGAAGCTGGTATTTTCAGAGGGATGCTTTGATAATTTTGAGGGCACACCTGAGGAGCTAGCTGAATTATTAGCTGAGATTAACAGGCTTCATGAATCTGGAGAGCTGATTGATAATAGCAGACCGCTTACACCTGAGGAAGAGGAAGAGCTTTTATTTATGATTGAGAATCAAAAACACAATCAGCGTCAATGACATTCAGATCTCCTAAGCTTCTAGCTATGGCTCGAGGTCAGGCGTGTGTGATGTGTGGATGTGAGGATGAAACGGTAGTCGCGGCTCACAGCAATCTGTTAGAACACGGCAAAGGCAGGAGTCATAAGGCTCATGATGGCATGACGGCTTGGCTATGCATGGCATGTCATACCGAATTAGACCAAGGGAAATCTATGTCACGAGAAGATCGACGTGCGTTTATACTAGAAGCTATTAGTAAAACTTATATGAAGCTGTGGGATCTAGGATTAATTCATGTGAAAGGATCTAGATGACGGTGATTGTTTGGGATGGACAAAGGTTGGTCGGGGACAAGCAGGCAACTGAGGGAGGCATACTCCAGACAGTTACCAAAGTCCGTAAGATAACCTCAGGTAAACACAAAGGCTGGCTCATCGGAGCTGCTGGAGCTACAGCTCAGTGCAATATGATGATGGGCTGGTTTGAAGCTGGCGCTGATCCTAATAAGTTTCCTCATGCGTTGCAAAAAGAAGACGGATTCGCAGCGCACATGATTGCCATCTCACCTCAGGGCGTGGTGCACAAGTATGAGTTTGTTCCATTCCCAATCATATTCGAAGATTCATTCTATGCCTCAGGCTCAGGTCGAGACCTAGCGATTGGTGCTCTTGCTATGGGTGCTGATGCTGTCAAGGCGGCTGAGGTTGCATGCACGTATTGTTCTGAGTGCGGGGTTGGTTTAGATGTGGTTGAACTGAGAACAAAGAAAGCACCAGAAAAGAAAGCGAGGGTGACAAGTGGAAAGAAACGTTGAGGAGTTGTTAAATGACTATCGTGAGAAAGCGTTTGAGTACGCTAGGGCGAAGGCACATCGCACTTATATCGAGGAATTTAAGAAGAGCAAGTTCGCGTTACTCATGCGCCAAGCTGACAAGGCTGGGTTTAAGACGGCAGCAGCACAAGAGCGCGAGGCTTTTGCATCTGAGGACTATCAGCAACTTCTTACAGGTCTTCAAGCTGCAGTGGAGGCGGAGGAACGCCTGAGATATGACATGAAAGCTGATGAGATGCAGCTCGAAGTATGGAGAACAATCAGAGCTGATGAACGCCAAGAAAGAAAGGTCTATGGCACATAAGAAGATTGACTGGAAAGATCCACGCAGGATACTAAGCGGTAAGTACGGGGAATCTCACCCCGATTGTTTTGATAATGCTATTCAGTATCGTCAGTATATCTGGCTGATGAGGCAGGCTGATAGCCCAGTAGATAACGGCTACTGCTTGGATTGTACACATGAGCACAAAGCAAAGATGATGCGAGAGGGTAGGTGCGAGCATCCAGAGACTCGGTTTGTAGTATGGGTTAACAGGCAGAAAGAACCTGAGGTGATTGGTGTATCTGATGTGAGTAAATATTGGAGCCGTGTTATGAAGGGTGATACGATCTTAAACTGGGGGAGTGATGGGGAAAATAAATAGTCGTGCAAAGGGCAAGGCTGGAGAACGTGAACTCATAAATGAACTCAAGGTATTGCTACCGCCTGAGTTGACTTCTGAGCTCACAAGAAATCTGGATCAGACCAGAGATGGTGGGCATGACATCTTAGGTTTAGGTGACTGGGCACTTGAGGTGAAGCGTTACGCTGAGGTGCTACCTGCAGATCTGGAAAGATTCTGGAAGCAGGCAACTGAGCAGGCACGGAAAGATGAGAAACGGCCCGCGCTCGCGTATCGTCAGGATCGCAGGCCCTGGAGGGTGGTGACCAGGGGATGGGGAACCTCAGATGAGTATGAAGATACGATCGAGATTAGTCTTATGTTGTTCTCTAAGTTTGTAGTGGCGGGTCAGGAGATAAAAAATGTTCAAGTCGCCTGAGCACGCCCTGAGATTTGCCTTCCGCATGAGGGATACCAGCATCATCACTATCCCCTCAGCTACTAACCTAGCTAACAAAGTAGACAACGAACACTCAAGCGATAGGCTAACTCAGTATGACATGCACGCTCAGGTTGGAATGTTGTTCAGCTTCCTGAGTCGTCGACCTGAGGATGAGCAGATATATGCTTTCTATTTGTATGGAAATATGCGGGAGCGGAAACTGGCGGCAAATCTTATTGTGCGTAAGCACAGAGGGCAGTTATCCCGATTTGGTTTAAGCAAACTTGAGTTAAGGAATGTGCTATTAGGTAGAAGTATAAGAGATTCTTCTGAGATAGCGGGTATCTCGCAGCACAAAGCATGGAAGCTCCGAAGAGCTATAGCAGAGATCCTTGCTCCAATACAGGATCGTTTGATGGATGGACTGTGGCAGTGGTTGGAAACAGATCCATATCTGCACAGTTAGTGGGAGCATAATGGATATACAGTCAATTCCCCGACTGTATACCCTTCTCCAAACAATGGAGTTTGCCCGAGGCTAATAACCTCGGGCTTTTTTTACTTAAGACTTAGCTTGATTCAAGCGTTCACGAGCACGACGTGCACGTTGCGCCTGAGAATACTTCTGCTTCGCCTCAGGTGTATTGCACTTCTCTTTGAAGCGACGCTTAGCTGAAGCAGACCAAGCGTATTTCTTCTTGGTGCTTTTAGCTTTGCTAAGTTGAGGCTTAGCTCTCACGGTAACTTCTTCACCTGATAAGGAGATGATGTCATCTAAGAACTTGACCTGCTCAAGCAGTTGTTTGCGTTCTGTCTTAGCAGAACGTACTAATTCAGCGAATTGTTTTTTAGTTAGTGTAGACACAAGAATACCCTTTCGTTTTTGCAAAGTTAATAAATTGTTTTGCCAAGTTTCTTTCATGAAGCATGGTATATACGTGGTACTTAGCAAACCCATATATTCCATTGGAACTTAATGCTAGTTGATGTGTTCTACTTTCTGATTCATACTGCTCCCTTGGAATGGTATAGAACACTTCGTTAAGAAACCGAACTTCAACATTGCCATCTGCACTATGTAGATTAACAGCTCTAGAAAAATCTTGGTACTCCCTGTTAAGTTCAGCATTATTTTTTACTGCATCTTGACAGCGTTTATCAAACAGCATTTACATCCTCCTTTACATACGAGTCTTGGTAAAGAGGGATGCCAGCCAGTTCAAGTAAGTCTTGCTCAGCAACATCCCACGCGTCATAGATAATCTCAGTTGCCTGAGCTGGATCCATGTTAACCATGTCAGATATTTCCTGATCAGTATAGGTCGGGAATATCTCCTTGATAAAGTGCATTGCCTGCATTGGGTTAGATTCAACCCAACGTAACACGCCATTGTAGTCGTCGCTCATCATCTCATTCCATAACTTGCGAATGATTCTAGTTAGACTCTCCGTAGCGAGTTGTCCAAGCGGAGCAGATAGATCTGCTTGCTTCTTGGCGATTGTCTTCTTCTTCGCCTTCTTGCCACGCTTGGACACAGGTTTTCCCACAGGATCTTGACCCCATGCTAGCTGACGCTGAGAGGTATTGTCCATTGAATTCCAAGCAGCCCATGTAGGAGATGATCCATAATGGTAGCTACTCGTAGTAGATCCAGGATACTTGTATCCAAACTTACTTGGTGTCCAAGCATAGGTATTGGAATACCAGATACCATCATGCTCTAGACCAGCGTCACGATTGATGATCACAGACCTACCATCAGATGACATGAAGCCAAACTTGTTGCTGTATCCGATATGCCGTTCGATCAGAGTCTGAAAGGCTGGCTCATGGATAAGCTCAGGATCACGGGCAAGCAAAGGCTGTAGATAATCCTTAATGTAATGCCATGTGTCCGACTTAGTTGTGTCAGCTGTATTGCCAGTAGATAGAACGCCATTGTGTGACATCCACAAGCCAGGAACTACCTCATATGGATGGCAGTTAGCAAGATCAACGTCGCCATGAGTACGCCAACGCATGTGAATTACAGCGTCATGACCCTTGACAAACTTGTTATACAACTGCTGAATCTCACGCAATGTGCCAACACGCTTGATGATATCTACCTTACGTCCAGTGTTGATGATGGCGCCAAAGCCATCGGGGTTCTTGTCATAGAAGTCCGCGAAGTGTTCATCGGTCAACTCTGAACCAGCGGGGTGGTGAATTAGAATGCACATAGTATTTCTCCTATTGATATACTGCAATGAAATTAATATTGTTGACTAAAAGACATGAGATCAAGGTGCTTGCCTCGAGCTCAGTCAGGTCAGACCAAACTTTGTTACTGGTAGTAATGCGAATCATGCTGCTATACTCCTTTCTCCGTCGGTATCCGCATTAACGTTTAGGTATGCACGCAGGAACTTCGTGTCTGAGCGCATGTCAACTCTCGTAATGAACTGGCGGAAGCCAACAGCATTGAACTGGTTGAAGGCAACCTCACCTGGCTGACAGAACGTCAGCAATGCATTGCAAAATTCAAGAGCAGCAGCGATCGATTCATATCTCAAAGAACCACGGAAGATTCTGAACTCCACCGTTTTATCGTTGGATACATTTAGCATCTCGTATCGATCATTGCTATGCTTGCCATGCGATGTGAACTTAGCCATCTCTGCTTTGACTCGGCAGTAACCAGCGCCATATCTGCGAGCAATCATCCTGATCAAGCCTTCATTACGAACATCATTTAAGAAGGACTGAACACGGTAGATTTGAGCTTGCGTTAGATACTGACGACCAACGTGAACATGGAATCCACAGCTGCCACCTTCGTGTGATCTCAGACCACGCTTAAGTTCGGCATTGTTCAAGAACAGATCAAACTTTTGACGATGCAGATCAAGGCCAGCAGGCTGAGTAATAAGTTCAAAGCCGTGACCTATTGAGCCATCGCGTTCGAAGTAACAGTACTCGCCGACGTTACCGCTGGGATTCAGAACATCATGAACCTTACCAGCTGCGGTATTGACTGGCACGTTACTGCTTGTTACCTGAACCTCAAGCTCACATCCAAAAGCACGACGATGAGATCTGAACCAAGGGCTATCGATTACATGAAAGCCTTTAGACCGTGAACTGTGGTAATGATCTACAAGGTTTGAATATGGAGACCAGTTGACATGAACCCAGCGCCCATTGTGTAGGCGTAGTTCACTAGAACGGCGATCACCTATTCTACGACGGCTATTCTCGTCAGTATATTCCACTGCAAAAGATGAAAGAACATACTCACCATGTGAAGTTTCTTGACGTAAACCAGAGGATACATCGCGATCTCTGCAGTGATGGCAAACATACATGTTAACGTTGACATCTTCTTGACTGCCAGTGTATATAACTCGGCGATCAGTGTAATGATTACATGATGCCCTGTGTATACCCATCTTGCTAGCAACTTGTTCAATCCATGATGGATCATTGTTAGCTTGAAAGGCAACGTCATGCATCTGCATTATGTGTCCGTAGTCACGGTTATCATTGTCAACAAATACTCGTTGAACGATGATGTCGCACATCAGATTGATGCGAGCCACAGTCAGAGGATGTGTACGTTCATACTGAGATACAAGATTGAGGACATCTGTGATGAAATCCCTCCCCTTGCCATCTTCAATATGAGCAGCAGCAAGCTCCTGGATCAGGCGTAGCCAGCGATTCGTATGAATCCTACCACCTGTAGAGCGAGCGATAGACTTAAGAAGTCTCTTCACAAAGGTACGTAAGAACTCAGATCTACCTAACTCTGGTCCATAGACGCGCCTACGTGCATATAGATATATGCGATGACTCATAGTTGCTCCTTGATAAAAGTTGAAAGAAAGAAAAGTCGAACGACCTTCCCGAAGGGATAAAGGACGGACGACGATGGTTTAATAACAAGCGATGTGTATTAGTAGCAAACACTTGTGATACACTAACTAATAAACTTGGGTTAACTGTGCACATATAGATGGCACACTGTTAACTTCCGACATGTGAAGACCGCGGAAACGGAACTTTCACTGCATCGCCAACGATTACTTGGGGTTTACCCTTACCAAATACTTGGTCTAAATGAATAACACAACTGCTTGCAAGGGCGTGACGTAGGCTTACAACGCCATCGCCGTCTGCCCAGATGCAGTCTGAGTGTTCGTCGTATACTTCGTAGATGTAATCATTGTCACCTTCTCGATTACTGGTGGTATCTACTTCGTAGTTCCAGTCACGTAAGATGTTGATCAATCTTTCGAGTTTGTTAAATGATGCATTTTCGTTGAATGCTAGTTCCCATGTTCTCATTCTGCCTCCTTCATGGCAGTGTTAACGTGTTCGCATAGAGTGTCACTCCATGTCAACACTTCTTTACAATCAGATTCTGTTAGCTTGGCTAGCTCAGCGATCATTGACATGAATGCCGCGATTGAATGACCGAGCTGTCGCCCGATCATATCTCGTGCCTCTGATTCACCTTCTTGCCGTCTCATGTAAGTGCCTACCATCTTCATAGCATGGGCCCCCATGAAACTAACATACACAATGTCTGCGAACTTCTCGCCCTTTACTGCACGGATAGAAGCCAGACTGTCATCGATGCGCTCATGAAGATCGTCGATGAACTTTGGGTTGTCGTCTTGATGCATTAGATTCCTCCTTTCTGACGGGGATACCAAGGGTCGCCGTGCTCCTCATAATCCTGACGGAGTTGGGCGGCAGCGTAAGCAAGATCCTCATCGGATACATTGTCAACACTACTAAACATCACTGGAACTTTGGTAGCTTTAGTATTTTCTAAAGCCATCTGCCAGCGAACACGATCGAAAGTTTTCGATATATCCGTCTGTGCTGCACGGGTATACTGAAAGTTAGGATCGAGGATAGATACAACAGGTCTTATAGAAGACATAGGGTTTCTCCTTATATGATGCGGTGAACAGAACGCTGGGCTAATTCAATAGCGTCCTGATAGTTAACCTTCACATCTGAAGGCAAGGTATCCAACAGAACGTTGATAGCAAGACGCATCTGCTCGTTATCAATATTCAATTGGCGATTCAAAAACTCCAAGGTATGGATTCTTGATGCGGATACTACATGCAACGGGTCAAAGCCAACGCTTTCATTAGTCATTTGCTGCCTCCAATCTAGCTTGGTTAATGATGAGATCTACAGAATCACTGATGCTCATAGCTTCGTAGTCGCTGGGCTCAGCCGAATGACAGAGGGCGAAAGCCCTGCCTGGTATCGGAATACCCAGCTCACGTAGCTGACATAACTCATCGTGTAGATCTGCACGCCACTTGGCTAAAGCAACTGCCAGATCTTCTGATGTAAAGGTAGTCATCGCACGGCCCCCCACTTGGCAGATTCGCCAGCATACTGAGCAGCTTTGATGGCAGCCAGAGGATCTGTGGCATAGATAACCGTCATGACAGCCTCACCATCGAGATCTGCATAGACGTAATGCGGAATGACATCCGAGGAATCATCCTGAGATACAACCTTGGCGCGGAAGTTAGACAACATTTGATTTCTCCTTCGTAGTTAAAGACCAATAAATGGACTGGGTTGGTAATGTAATATGCCCGCTCATAGCACCCTGACCGATGTAGTCAAGAGCCTTTTGCAGTAGTTCGCTAACACCTTCTGGATCTTTAGAATCCGTTACTTCAATGATTAGTTTGGTAGACATAAGTTCTCCTTATTAAGTTGATCTGCCTTAGCCTGTGCAGATTTCAGGGACTTGAAGGTTCGGCTGTAATGTTCAACAGCAAACCTGTTATTTACATCAGTAAAGGTACGACTTACAACCCATCGTTCCATCCATTGATCGGTTGCATGTGCTGTCCACATAGACATATAAACCTCCTTGGTTAGTTGCTACTAACATTGAATGCACTCCATCCCCAGACAGACCGCTTTCTGGTTCCGCTCACCTCACTTGTGAGGATTCGCTTCACCACCGCAGTCTTCTGGAGTGTCGTGCGCTACTTAAAACATTGATACTTCCTGAGAATGCTGCTCGTTTCTGGCTATGCCATCCACTCACGGCATCTCAGTCAGTACCCTGACGCAGGGGTGTAGAGTAAGCAGGACGCTCGACTCACTACCAGTTACCACTCCGCTCCGCTCGACCTCACACATGAGGATCTCGCTTCGACTGCTGGTAACCGTCCATTCGCTCGCTTGTTGTTGCGGTGCGAGATGACCGCTTTCTGAGGCTTCGCTCTTCCACTATCCCGCTCGCCTCATCGCGGGGCATTGAATAATCCAAGCTCTCTAGGTAATACAGAAGATCATCAAGTCTTGGACGTAGATACAAATCGTAATCAGGTTCATCGGCCAGGCGATGACTAAGATCAACAACAAAGTCTATTAACAGTTGCATACATGTCTCCTTGTACGGAAAGATTAGATACTCGGGTAACTACTCCCCTGAAACAGGGGTGGTGATCAGAGGCAGGAAGGTTAATTAACCCTCCAACCTCTGAGTTGATGACAGCGATAGACTAGCTCAACTACCCCGTGCTGTCGTTACGAGGTAGCTGATAAGCTGCTTATGCTTGCTTACGGAAGAACTCTTTGCGTAGGTTCTGAATTGCTTCGAGAACCTTAGCGTTCTTGACACCAGCTGCATCGATCGCATTCACCGCAGCAAGTACGATCTGAGCACGCTCAACCTCGCGTGCAGTCATCTTAGGCTTGACCAAGCCACCAGCGTCAATCAACGCTTGCTTGTCACGCTTCGAAGCTGGGAGGTTAGCAATGATGCCCGAAGCAGAGTAAGAATCTGTAGGCATCGTAAAGCCCTCGGGAAGCAAGCCGTATTGGATAGCGTATTCCAAACGCTTGAGTTGGGCAGGTGTAGCAGGTTTAGCAGACAAAGTAGTCATGGTAATTCTCCTTAAAAAATAGAAAACAGTTGAAAGAATGAAGAGTGAACTGCCCCCTTCGAAGAAGGAGAGGGGCAGGACACGTACTAAGAACGACGGGAACGTTGATCTTGGATTTCAAATGGAATTATGCAGAGGACGCTGATAACACCAATGATTACTAAACCCCAGCTGGCTTCTGAGTAGGTAATCCCATCATAGGAAGCTAATAAACATATAGCAAAGAAGACTGCGTAGTTGATGAATAAAACAGTTTTAGCGATGTTAAGTATTACGTTCATAGTTGACTCCAGTCAGTTGTAAAAAAGTTAATGAAATGAAGGGGATGTAAGTACCCAATCAGGCGCAGTCCCTTTCCGCAGGAAAAAAGGGACGAGCCGATACCCCAAACTGAGATGAAACACTAGAATTAGGTCTTCGAATTAGGCATTTAGTCTCATAACCTGATGAATCTAGGCGTATATCAACTGATATTCAAGGGAGACTACAGTCAGATGCCTTCCTACCCTGATGTCTACCCTGGTGGTACGGGACCAACGAAGTGTACCGACGGGGGTTGAGGCTCCACTGTATTACCACCTCACACACGAGACCCTTTTTTTATGATCCCTTTATTCCAAACAGCAGCTCCGACTCCTACTAGCTTATCGCTACGCATTGCTACATTAGAAGCTCGCATTGAATTATTAGAGAAACGCTTAGCAATATCTGAGCGTGGTGCGGCTCCTCAAAAATATACGGTTGATTCCGTGACTGATACTGGATCGCCGCATTGGGTATTGGGAGAAAGTGGTGCTAGTGCACCTACCCCATAGGGACCAATCAACTTTCGCCCTAGGGGGCTAAGGTCGAATCCCTAAAAATTTTTAAACAATGTAACGTATTTGTTACATTAACCCGCTTTATGTAACATTTATAAATCATTAGCTAGCGCGGGATAGCTCAGTTGGAAGAGCGGTGGACTCATAATCCACAGGCCACAGGTTCGAGTCCTGTTCCCGCAACCAATTAACCAAGGGATGTATGCGTAAACAAGAACTAGAGAAGTTTCTTAGGCAGTTTGAAGTACTGAGAGGGATCTCGGTAGAGTATCCCGAAGGTATGTCCAAGTACCTAGCACCCCAGTTGGTAGTTCTTACTGGGTTGGTTAACCTTCATGGTGAGCCTCACATGTTTGAGGCAGAGATTAATTTGAATGACTTCAAGACCGCAGACGACTGTATGCGTTTGGCGAAGTCAATCCTGATTGCATTTGATAAGGCAGAGAATAATGGCAGCACGCAAGCGAGCAATTAAACACGACGAGAATACTAGGATGAAGATTCAGGCAGCACAGCTGATCAATCGTCTTACCGACCATGCCAATGGGAATGTGGAGCTTAGCGCTACCCAAGTAAGAGCGATTGAGGTTCTTCTCCGTAAGACCCTACCAGACCTGTCAGACGTTCGTATGGAAGTCGACGCACAACCCGTTACGTTCCAGTTGGATCTGGGCGGCAAGAAATGAAGATCTTCATTGCCGTGCTAGTCCTTTGTGTCAACAGTGAGTGTATTATGGTATCGGCTGACGATACCTATTACAACCAGAAGGATTGCGAAAAGAAGCTCCAGCAGGTAACTGAGGT